CCGTAGCTTCGTAAACGTATTGACTCCAAACCATGGTTATTACTTATCTTCTTTCTCGAGCTTCTCTTTTATCCCAGTTAATGAGAGTGAGGTTGATTCTTTTACTTTAATAGTGTCCTGGATGGCATTAAGAGCTCCTTCCAATTTGGCTTCATCACCACCAAAAAATGTGAGGAGACCTTCACGGATTGCATCTTTATTCATAGATCCCTTGCGGACAGATTTACGAAGGCTGATCTTGCCTTTCCTGAGGTTAATGGTATCAATGCCCTGGTCAATCATGTGTCGCTTCACAGACTCCTTGAGTCTCTTCTCTTCTTGATTAAGGATTTTGATATCAGATTTTGCTTCAGAAAGTTGTTTTGAGAGCTCCACAAGCTTGGAGACACTCTCGGAAAGTTCATTGGGCACTGACATTATTTACATAAAGCTAAGGTCTAATCTTTAAGCGAAATTTAGCACAAGGAGCGCATCATGGTATCTGGAACGATGGTAGAGTTGTTCCAAACAAATGGCTCTTTGGCATTTGGTGGTTCCGCGCGAATTTGCTGGTTCGCGTTGCGAAGAGCACCGCCAACTGATTCTGGGAAACCGATTTGCTTGCGTGGCTCGAGGAAGTTTTGGCCCGCGAGGATGTCTTCTGGGGCAAATTCACCAAAGTCTTCAGCAGACGCAACCTCGCGTGGGAGGAGGGAGGACGCCAAACCAACACCCTTGTCCATACCGCAACCATTTTGGGCTGGAGCCGCGGCTGGACCCGCAGCTGGCGCCATCTCGAGCATGGAGTATTCGCGTTCACGAATTGAATAAGCAGATTTGTTGTTCATAGTGAAGAGCAAGTAGACCAACACGGCGACCGCGGCCAACATCATGAGGTTTTGAGCACGACCCTTCTTCATCATCTTTTATATATGATCAACAATTTTTTTATTCCTCAACCTCATCAACAAAGGCATACTCTTCTGGGTATATGTCCAAAATTGGGTCTGGATGAACTCTGACCTGGACAACATTCCAAGAGGAACCGAAAGATTTCTTGGCAAACCAGAGACCGGCAAATTCCAAAATCACATCACAAACTTTACCCGCTTGAACATTTTCAATGTCAACAGATTCTTGTTGCGCGTTGAATGCCTTGGTGACTTCAATGCGTTCGCCTGTGACTTGACCGTCGGCGACACTGGAAGTGTATGCACCTTCAATCACTTTTTCGGAAAGTTGCTTTCCGAACCAAGTTTCACAATTTTCACGAGCCGCTTCAAGGTTGAGGGTATCAATCGCCCCAATCTTCTGAACATTAGCTTCACTCGCAAGTTCAAAAACGATGTCACCTGAGACATCAGCAACCTTTACTTTATTCAATTGAACTAGGCATTTTCGCTTGCTATCATTGAGAGCTTTCACGAAATAGAGTCCATCATCACCTTTAGCTGGAGCGTTGTACAACATATTATATATGGTTTGCGTCTCAATTCTTTAAACCAACAAATGGGATCTGTGAGGCCTTCTTTATAATCACCCGTGGAACCCACTTGTCGCGTACTGGTTTGTACCCATACAATAACTTTGTGTAGTCAATGTAATTTGGAATACTCTTACCTGTAGTTGGTCTGTAATTATATTCATTTTTGACATATGACTTTGAGGTGTTCTTGACCCATTCTTGCTTGTTTAAGTTGAAACGCTGGTTTCCGTGAGTCTTTGCGTAGCCTGGGATGTTTAGGTTTGGTACAGATGTTTTCACGCCATATACGAGTTGTTTGGAGAGACGCTCCTCCCCGGGCTTTGTTGTAAACTCTGTGTAACGCGTTGGATCCACCTTGGCTGCGAGGGACATATTAACATCACCCTTTCTTCGTGACACGAATCGGAGACTTCTTATCTTGTTGTGGGTTTGGTTATATATAGTGTTGATGCTGTCAGTTGGACTGATCTTCGCAGTCTTGGTAATCATCCTGGCGAGTTTGTACATACGCTGACGATCTTTCTCTTTTTTCTCTGGGCGAAGACCCAACTTTTGCATCAGGTAGACATCGTCAAGGAGGAAACGCTTTCCAGCAACATAGAGACGCTTATCGTGGACCATAGCACCTGTATCCTTGTTTTTGTAGGTGACACCCCGC